GCCACGTTAAAGTAATCAAGACCCTGCTCACGACACAGTAAAGTCATGTTTAATTCGCTAGACCCACGTTAAGGGACGACACACAAACTTAGAACTTAAATGTTCCTAGTTGTAGTCGCCTTTCTGACACACTGGGACCAACGGAGATATAACATGAAAACCAATTTCGGTGCATTGGATGTAGATGCAAAAAAAGTATGGTCACGCGATGTTTGGCATCAAGCTCGTGAGAACATGTTCCTTTCAAAATTCATGGGCGCAGGCTCAAACTCAATGATTCAACGTGTTTCAGAACTTACAAAGTCTGAACGTGGTGATTCTGCGGTTATCACATTAGTTCCTGATTTAATCGGGGATGGTATCGTAGGCGACAACACCTTAACAGGTAACGAAGCGTCGCTAAAAGCTCATCAAGATAAAATCGTTATTGACCAACTGCGTCAGGCGATTACGAACACGGGTAAACTAAACGACCAAAAAACGGTTGTTAACTTCCGTGAAGAGGTTAAAGACCAGTTGTCATACTGGTTAGGTGACCGTATCGATCAAATGGCGTTCTTAACGCTAGCGGGTATGGACTTTGCCTTAACCAATGGTGGTAAGGCACGACCAGACCAGGGTGATGATAACCTTGCAGACTTAGCCTTTAACAAGTCGGGTGGTTTAGCGCCTACTACTGAGCGTCACATCCGTGTCGTTGCAGGCGGTGGGACAGCGGCAGGTGACACTTCTGCTATATCAAACACTGACACTATTGGCTACAAGCACATCGTTAACTTGCAAGCAATTGCGAAGACACGCTATGTACGCGGTATCCGAGGTGCAGGTGGCAAAGAAGTCTACCACTTGTTCTTACACCCTTTAGCTATGGCTACGTTGAAACTCGACCCTGACTTCATCGCGAATGCTCGTCATGCGGGTGTACGTGGTGACAGCAACACATTATTCGCAGGTGGTGATGCGTACACGGTTGATGGTCTTATGATCCATGAGTTCCGTCACGTACCGACAACGCTTGAGGGCTCTACAAAATGGGGCTCTGGCTCTGATGTTGAGGGCTGTGCAGGCTTAATGTGTGGTGCTCAAGCAATGGGCTTCATTGACTTGGATACGCCAGAGTGGGATGAACGTGACCACTTCGATTACGGCAACAACTACGGTATCGCGTACGGCAAAATCTTCGGCATGAAGAAAATGCAGTTCAAAGATAACAAAGGTTCTGCAGATGGTAGCGTTAAACAAGATTACGGTGTTATCCGTGTAGACATGGCTATCTAAACCAACTTGTTGGGGGGTCGTCACTACGGATGGTGACACTCCCCCACCCCATAAACTGAGATATAAAGAGTACCCAACAATGTTATTTAAAAATTATAAACGTAAAAATGTTCGTGTGGTTTCAAATGGCGGTCTAAACACTGCTCTATTTTCAGCGGGCCAAAGCCGTGAAGTACCAGAACACATGGAAGAAGCTTGTCTATCAGCGGGTCTAGTGCCACTGGAAGAGGTAGCCGATTTTGACCAGCGTGTTGCCGACGAGCAGAAAGCTATTGCGGTTGAGCAAGAGGCGCAAGAAGCCCAAGAAGCAGAGCTGTTAGCTGAAAAAGCTGAGAATGTTCGCATCGCGGCTGAAAAAGCTGAAAAGGAAGCGGCACTTAAACGCTCTCAATCAGCGGCAAAAGCAGCGGCAACGCGTAAAGCTAACAAAGATAAAAAGTTAAACTAAAAAGGTAAGGGGCTACAATGTCTTTAAAGGTAAGTGATATTCTAACAACTCGTGTACGACTACTGCTACGCGACATCGACACTGGTGGCATTCAGTGGAAAGATGCTGAACTACTAAGCTGGTTTAACGAGGCGTGTGGTGAAATATCGCGTGTACGCCCCGAAGCCTCAAGTATAACTACAAGCGTTGCACTTGCCTCGGGAGCTAGGCAGTCAATACCTGCGGGTGCATCTAGGCTACTAGAAATCGTGTGCAATGAAGTATCAGGTGTCGAGGGCCGAATTGTGCGTCGCGTTGAGCGCAGTACGTTGGATAACGAAGATCCTGAGTGGATGATCGGAACTAAGGAATCGACGGTTATCCGTTACGCACCTAGCTTGTCTGACCCTCGTTCATTCTACGTCTATCCACCTAGCGTTGGTGGCGCCACAACGGGGGTAAGCATGGTTTATAGCTCGCCACCTGCGGAAGTTACTTCACTGAGTGACCCAATACCGTTGCCTGGCATGTACTCGGCAAGTATTGCGAACTATGTACTCTTTCGTGCGCTTGCAAAACTCACTGAGTCTGCTGACGCGCAACAAAGAGCACAAGCTTTCCTTGCGCTGTTTAATGGCCAGATGGCTGACACGTCGGTTTCGATGGAGCAGAACAACGCAGTATCGCGTGATCCAATCCGTGGGGAGCTTCGATAATGGCACTGGTACAGGAATGGGTAGACAGCATCTCTCGTGACGTACCAGAACCGATTACTGGCACCGTCGCTAGGTTTGTTCAGATAGCGATACAAGAGTTCTTTCGTAAGTCGGAGGCATGGCGTATCACAGAGGTCGCCACAATAGCACCTAAAACGAATGTTCTCACCTCAGATGACTTACCACCTAACTCATACATTAAAGCTATAGATTGGGCTTATTTCACCCCTGCAAACGGTAGTCGTGAAAAGATGACCGTCGTTCTACTGCAGAATATGGAAGAGAGTAAGGGTAGGTCTAACTGTATAGCACTTGGCAAAGACTCGATGTCGTTCGCTTTTGACGGGGATGTTGGGGGCAAGATAGAGGTCGGGTATATTGTCCAGCCGAACCGTTCTATCACCGAAGTCCCTGACTTAATTGCAGACCAATGGTTTGAAGCCATTAGGGTAGGTGCGCTCGGACGGCTACTAGATATGGCGGATAGACCGTGGACGAACCATAACTCGGCCGTCATAAACCTTGACAGGTTTGAGCGCAGTGCGCAAGAAGCAAAACGTGAGGCACGTCGAGACAGGTCACGTCCACGTCGCGTTGCAAAGTTTAATCCAGGCTTCGCATGGTAGAGGGTTATGCAGTCAGCCTAGCGGTACGAGAGGGAGAACTCGAAGAGGTTTTCGCATTTGTAACCCCTTTCATCGAGTCAATAATTATCAGACTCAAGGGTGAAACGGACAGCATCGAGCTAATACGCGAAATGTTGCGTGATGGCACATGCACTCTGCACTTTGTAGGTAACAAAGGTTTCGTCATACTCCAATGGCTCGATAATGTCTGCCATGTTAGATGCGCGTCAACCTTTAGTACGAAGCCTGTCAATAGGTTGAAAGCACTCAATGCCATAAAGGAGTATGTGGCAGAGTGTGGATATAAGAAGCTGACGTTCACGACAGCGCGAAAGGGTCTTGGGCAAGCAATTGAGCGCCTTGGGGCAACAGTCGAAAAAATAACATATAAGGTAGAACTCTGATGGGCGGTGATGAACCTGAAACTCCGAAATACGAAAAACTTCAAGCTAAGTTTGCAAATGGTCAGTTTGAAAAAGGTGCTCAGATAAGGTCGGATGTAAGCTCAGGCTCATATGGTGATGCACGCAAGAACGAATCAGGTCGGATGGAGTCTGCTGGAAGCGGTGTCGAGGCGGCTAGGCAAAAGCAAAATTTTGAAGCGTCTAGGCTCGCCAATAAAACAAAGTACGCAGGTGACACGATTGACACACAGCAAATAGATAACCTTGGCCTTGCGGGCAAAGGGGGCATTGATGTCGGTGCGTCAGCAAATAGAGTAGCGCGAGGTACGCGCGAAATGGCAAGTATTGGCTCCATCATGTCGAAGAACGACAGTGAAAAAGTCATCCAAGATATGTATGAGAAGAACGCTAAAAAACAAGCAGTCTTTGATGTCGCTAAAGCGGGTGTCACAGCCTATGCACACTCTCAGTTAGATGCGGGGAAAGACCCTCTTGCAAATGAAACGCAGAATGGTCTTGAACAAGGGTTAAAGGAGTCAAGTGCACCTGTCACATTCGATGCACCAATTAACTACTCAGGTATGAGTAGCGTACCGAAAAGATACACATAGGGGCGCAATGTATGAGTGATATAAAGATACAGGCACAGCTAGATGCTCAGAAAACAGAACGAGATGCAATTGTCGGTGGCAACATGGTCAGTAGCAATCGGGGACGGAATCCGCGTGGATATGGCACCGTTGGTGGCACTCGTGTAAGCACCGGAGGCAGGTCAAGCAAAGGTAACTATGAAAAAGACCTTGAGAACATGTACGCGGGGATAGCGAATGACTATGACCGAAACGTCCTACCACTCGTTAAACTCCTAGAGGGAGAAGCCGACAGTTCGAGCACAGTAGATCGCGCTAAAAGAAATGCGTCGATGATCGAGCAGAATGCGTCAAATGTAGATGAGCGACAGCGTCAATACTCAGCGAATACTATGCTTCCGTCACAACGACTTGCGAGTAGCTCTGCTATTGCGCGAAATTCAGCGATGGCGAGGGACTCGGTGCAAAGTACGGCAGAAGTAACCCAACGAGATAAACATAAAACTGCGCGAGGAAGCCTTAACCAGTTGGCG